AGCATTCTTCAGCTTGGATAACATGCTTTCTAATGGGCACCCTGAGCCGTATCCCGAGCGATGCCTTTATGTCTTTGCTACCCTTGATACAGCCGTCAAGACCGGTAAAGAAGCTGATGGGACCGGGTGCATCTATTGGGCGTATGAAACATTAGGCGATGAACGTTGGCTTAAGATCATTGACTATGAATACCTTCAGATAGAAGGGAGCATGTTGGAACTATGGCTACCCGTCGTGTATCGGAATCTGGAGGAGTACGCTTCGAAATGCGGGGCTCGTCTGGGCCACCGGGGATGCTTCATCGAAGACAAGGCAAGTGGGTCAATCTTGCTTCAACAAGCGCGACGGAAAAACTTACCGGCAAGCGAGCTCCCGCAAAAGCTGACACAATTAGGGAAGGCCGAAAGGGCCATTAACGTGAGCGGCTATGTGTTTCAGAATAAAGTTAAGATTCTTGAGACGGCCTATAATCGTATCATTACATTTAAACAGGTTGCCAAGAATCATCTTCTTGGACAAGTACTTGGATTTCGTGTAGGTGACACTGAGGACCGTCAAGACGATCTTCTCGATTGTTTCTCCTACGGCGTGGCCATCGGGCTAGGCAACTATGAGGGATACTGATGCCAAAGAAGAATAATGGAACACCCCTACCTCCTCCTCAGGATGAAGACACTGTCGTTAATCAGGGTGAAGTAACTCCGCAAGTCGCAACGGCTCATCCAGTCACATCAGCGAGTGTTGGCACGGCATTAGTGACAGGTGCAGGGTCCATCAGCGCTTTTACATTCACACTGCCAACATCAGCGGCTGTGGATGACACTACTCAATTGGTCTTGGTTGATGCGGCTGCGGCTCCAACTGGTGCTGCCAAAGTCCTCTGGGCGGCAAATCTGCGGGCCTTGGCTTGTATGAATGAGCCAAGACCTGGACTTGGTCTGACTCCTGGCTTGACTGCTCCGACTTGGCCGAAAACTCTTATGGGCGCGACTGCAATCCCGTTTACAAATGGATGCTTCGTTCAGAGTTGCCCCGCTAATACGACGTTTACGGTGACTGCATAAATGCCGACAGTTCCGTCAGCTTCGGTAGGAACGACTCCTGGTAACGCTCTCCAGGATTTGTTGATTGCGCCTGATATTGTGCCCGGTGATGTTGTTGCATACGAAACCTGCAAGGAAATCTATTTATACCATCCACTTGGATCGCGAATTGTCGAAGGTCCAGTCAGCCTCGCAATGGCGCAAAAGCGCACTATCAAAGTTCCGGATAGTCCGGGTGAGTACTGTGTGGATGCATTTGTCGATGAATGGAAGAACCTCGCTGGTGATTTTTTGGTTCATAATCTTCTTACTGTTAGCCGCATCTATGGTGTTGCTTCTATTGCCCTTCTGGTTGACGGAATGAAGAGCAATGAAACCATTAATTATTGGGATCTCCCTGATCTTAATATTAGTTTCAACATACTTGATCCTCTTAATACTTCCGGATCTTTGGTTCTTAATCAAAATCCCAATGCAATGGATTTTATGAAATACACTCAGATTGCAGTGGCCGGGACAGCTTACCACCCTTCGCGGACTGTAACGATCACAAATGAAAAACCTATCTACCTGGGATACACTAGTTCTGCATTTGGATATGTGGGACGCAGTGCTTATCAGCGAGCCTTCTATCCTCTCAAGTCTTACATCAAGTCACTCATTGCCGACGACCTTGTCGAAACTAAAGTTGGTGTACTCGTTGCCAAGATTAAACAGCCGGGTAACTTTGTCGATAACATTATGTCTTGGGCGGCTGGATTTAAACGTTCATTGGTTAAAGAAGCAGAAACAGGAAATGTCCTCAACATTACCCCAGAAGAGGATATCGAATCCCTAAACATGCAGAACCTGGAAGGCCCGCATGTTTTGGCTCGCCGCAATATTCTTGAAAACATTGCGAACGCGGTAGATATGCCGGTAAAACTCCTCACCCAGGAATCTTTCGCCGAGGGGTTTGGAGAAGGATCGGAGGATGCGAAAGCAGTAGCGCGATACATGGACCGACTCAGGGAAACCATGGATCCTGTATACCGGTTCCTCGACCGTATCGTAATGCACCGTGCCTGGACCCCCGCCTTCTTTAAGATGTTGCGCAAAAAGTTTCCGGATAAATACGCTGATACAACGTACCGTGAAGCTTTCTACGAGTGGGCCAATAGTTATCAAGCTCTATGGCCTTCATACTTGCGTGAACCTGATAGTGACCAAGTCAAGGTTGATGATACTAAGATGAAGGCTGCTATCAGTGTTTTCCAGATCCTTGAACTTAGCTTTGATCCTAAGAATAGGACTCGGCTAGTTCAATGGCTTGCAGACGCAGTCACGAATAACAAGCTTCTTTATTCCAGTCCTTTGGAACTTGACTACGAAGCTTTGTTAAAGAAATTCGAGGAAATGGAAGAACAAGAAGACAAGGAACAAGAAGCAGCTTTGATGGGTGGGATGGGTGGTGGGCCTGGAGGTGGAAAGTCTAATGGTGGTGGTGGAGCTGATCCACGCAAGGTTCAGATCCCGAAGGTAAAGATGGCGCGGGCCGATGATGCCAGTGTAGTTCGTTTGTTGGAGCATATCCAAAATGCCTCAGCGGTCGCAAGTAACCAAGGCGCTTAGATTCTTTCACAAGAATCCAACTATTCCGACCAAAGGTATTCGGTTTATTGCGAATAAACTAAAGGAAACCGAGGAAGAGGAAGGTGAAACGCAGCAATACCTCAAGTCAGCGTACACTTATCTGGAAAGACAACGGCACCCTAATAAGCGAATGTTGCGAAACATCAAACGGTTAAGTGGAGCCTTTAATGCCTCTGACTGAAAAAGGTGAAAAGATAAAGGGTTCCATGGAAAAAAGCTATGGCAAGGAGAAGGGCGAAGAAGTTTTCTATGCTTCTAAGAACAAGGGAACGATTTCTGGTGTAGATGCTGCAAAGGGTGATGATAATCAGCACATGGGATTCACCAAGGGTGAGGCACCTGAAGTTGAAAAGCTTGTTTCAATGTGTGATGCATTATCAACACGTTTGGATGCGTTTGAACATAGACGAGCGATGCAGAAAACTGCACCGGTAAAGCCTCGTACGAAAGACAATATGCAACCTTCGATGCCACACCCCAAGGAAATCAGGGAACCAGGGGCAGCATGAATATCGCTGCTGGAATAGTTTTTAAGGCTCCTTCGGGCAAGGTTCTGCTCTGCCGTCGTACTGATGGTAAAGGGTGGGCATTCCCTGGGGGTATGAAAGATGACCTCGAAACCGTTGAACAATGCGCAATACGAGAGGCTTTTGAGGAAACAGATTTTCGAACTGGCCATGTTGGTAAGCTATTGTGCCGACGGGTTAAAGATGATGTTGATTTTACTACTTTTGCTTATGATGTTGATGGTGAGTTTACACCTCATTTAAACCATGAACATGATGCATTTACGTGGGCGACACCTGAAGCAGCAGCCCAATTGCATCTTCATCCTGGTGTTGAAGTTGCCCTTCATAAGCTTAATGGGATGAATGAACTAGAAATAGCAGAGGCTATTCGTGATCAAGAACTTGTTTCTCCGCAGTACATCGAAAACATCTGTATGGTCGATATGCGGATTAGCGGGACAGGATTTTCGTATCGACCGAAACTTAATGAGTGGGTCTACCGGCGAGATACAGTATACCTTACCCCTGAATTCTTGCAGCGATGCAATGGCATTCCTATTATTTTGGAGCATCCTTCTACCCAAATACTTAACTCAGACGAATTCGCACAGCGCGTTGTTGGAACGATGTTCCTTCCATATATTAAAGGCGACGAAGTTTGGGGAATCACTAAAATTTATGATAAAGACGCCATTGCCATGATTAATGGTGGTCAGTTATCAACCTCTCCAAGTGTTGTGTTTCGGGATACAAAAGTCAACTACACAATTGAATTAGAGGATGGTGACCATTTACTTGTAGAAGGTGAACCTAGTTTTGTTGATCATTTGGCAATTTGTGAAAGAGGGGTCTGGGATAAGGGCGTGGATGCCAGTGGTATTCGGGTGGACTCTGAAGAGGTGGGGGAACCGCAAGAGAAAGTGGTTACTGCCAAATCGGATGTGAATGCCTTGCCCGCTCCTTCCTTGCCTCCCGTCGGGGAAGGAGCTGAACCCACACCCAACCAGCAAGGTATTCCACCCGGTTTGGTAGGTCTAGCTGATGGACTAAGTAAGTTCAGCGAACGACTCGACAAGTTCCTAACTCGTCGGGATTTGATGGTACGGTAAGCAAGGAGACTACAGATGGCTGAGAAGGCTCTTGATTCGATGCTTGCTGATGCCATCAGCAAGATGGATGCTCTCACCAAGCGTATGGATGCCCTTGAAACTGGTGAGGGGAGCAAAAACCCCGTCAGCAAGGGAGACGATGCAAAAAGGAAAGATGATGACGCCAAGGCCGCCAAAGACGACGACGACGACGACGGGAAGAAAGACGATGCCACAACCCCCAAGAATAAAATCCTCGCGGATGCTAAAGGAGCATCGGAAAAAGACGATGCTGCTGCGGTATCAGATGCGTCGCGTCCCGTGAAGAAAGATTCCAAGAAAGCTGACGACGGCGAGCTTGAAATCAAGCACAAGGGCGAGAAGGACGACAGCAAGAAGGCTGACGCCAAAAAGGCTGACGCTAAGGCCAAGTCGGACGATGATGACGACAAGAAGTCCGATGACGACGATGACAAGAAGTCAGACGACGATGATGACGACAAGAAGGATGACGCTGCGAAAAAGGCAGATTCCGTTGGTATCTTGCGTCGTCAGATCGCTGACCAAGCTACCGTCATTGCTCGTCTTGAGCGTATGATGAAACCCAAGACCGATGCCGAACACGCAGCGTTTGCTGATGCTCAGGCTCGAGCCGATGCTGTCTATCAGGGCTTCGGCAAGCACGCTCCACGCCCACTTGAAGGTGAAGACCTTCTGGATTACAGGAAGCGGCTTGCAACGAACCTGAAGATGCATTCTGCACGGTGGAAGGATGGCAAGCTTTCAAGACTCGATGATGAAAATTTCGCACAAGTCGAGTCTCAAATCTATGACGATGCTGCAAGCGCCGCCGCAAATCCTGTGGATTTAGACGCCGGCGAGCTGCGCATGGTTACGAAGATCGATCCCACAACGGGGGTTCGTTCGAACATCTTCTATGGCAAAGAATCCTTTGTCAAGCAGATGGGTCGTCCTGGTCGTAGGGTGTCCGCTTTTCGCACCATGGGCTCTGTCTAATCGAGCCCATATCGAAAAGCTCTAGAGAAGGATAACTTCAATGGTGGCAAACATTGCATTCAATCCCTACGTCCAAACTTCGGCGCCAGGGATGTTCAACATTGAGTCTGATGGATATATCGTTGGCATGGCTGAGCCAGATCCATCAACTCGTTTCGCGCTTGCCGGTGGCTGGCTCGCCACAACCGAAACTCTACCAATGTTCGGTGGAGTCGGCATTTCGGAAAACATTCCGCAAGAACGGCCTCCGGTAACTCGTGCAGATGTTGCCTTGGGTGGCACCATTGCTCGTGCAACAGCCGAAGCGAACCTCACCGGGTTCAGTGTCTTTGACCAGAACTATGCGGCAGTGAATTCACCACAATCCCCGGTTCCAACAGTCGGTAGCGGTGGATTGGTGAATTTCTATCGCCTCGGTTCTTTGGCTCGTGTCGCCTTGGCAATCGATCCAGCCCTGATTACCCTGGAAGGTACTCTGATTACTTCTCAGGTTTCTTGGGACTTCACCAATCAGAAGATCATCGCCTTTGCGACCAATGCACTCCCGGTCAAGATTATTCGGATCAAATCATCGGGGTGCATGGTTCCGGTCTATACCTCCGGCACCGGCTT